AGACCACTCTTCTAATTTTGGCCCTGAGTAGTTCTTAAGAGGAACTCCTCTCAATCCTTGTCCATTTGTGAACTGTTCGTTCAACAGTTCTGTTGCTTGATTAATAATTGTTTGTGTCATTTAAAAGTCCCTAGTGGGGTTTGGTGTTTGACAATTCTATTATAACAATAAAAAACCCCCTGTGTAGGGGGTGTGTGCCACTCTAACAAGTGTCATAAGCTATAACCACTTAGTCATCATAGACTCTACACTCATCAGCATCAGGGTGATTATCACAGTAGATCTCAAGATGTGAATCTTCGTGCCTTGTATGATAATCATTGATCTTACCTTCATTAGGATCAACTACATCACCTTTATGATACTCATCATAATCTGCGTGAACATTCTCTAAATCCTCTCTGGTATATTCGTGCATACCATGATTAGTATGCTCCTTATGATCCTTTGGATCAAAGTAAACTTCATGATCTAAATCGTGTTTGATTTGTGCCATAATTTTATTACGGTGGTAAGATTATTTATTGGCCATGGGTAGAAATTCTATCCTTCATACCAAAAGAATCACGCATAAGTCTTAAGGTTGTGATAAAACGACCATTTGCATTTTCAAGTTTAGCGTATTCATGTGTAACCTCTTCAACGAGATACACTCCACTACTCTCTTTATCAAATGGTTCATCTTTTGTAGCCTCTGCTGGCAGTTTATTTGACAATCTAAGATCAACTAAATCTCCTGCACAAATACCAGAATTACCAGCAATCTGAACAGTAGCATATTGATTCTTCAAAAACTCATACCTTGTTAAAGCCTGAGTTGCATAATATTTCTGCCAATCAGCAAATGGAGTAGGACTTTTAGCACTACTATCTTCGGGATCAGCTGGCCAGCCTTTATTATACCACGATTCATGGTCAATGTAAACGGACATAATTCTTGATGGTACTTGTGTTAAATCATTTTGGTCATCTGAAATTAACTCAGCACTCTCTTGTCCTCCTAAATGAGCCATGTTATCATAGTTCTCAGAAGCATTGTAAGTATATTCTTCGTATTCACCTGTACTATGATTAAAGAATGCGATCATAGTACCATACTGACCCATTCTTAAGGATTCCAACACATCTAACTGTGATCCAAAACTAGCTTGTAATATATTAGACCTTTCATCTACTTCTGGTACATCATCTGTATTAGCAGTTCTTTCTATATACGGACCCCATGCAGCATTTGTATAAGATTCTGATCTAAATTTAGATCCCTCTTCTGCAAGTAAAGTATCCACAGAGAAGAAATTATATCCTCTTCTATTCTCCCAAAAGAAATATCCAGCACTACCTTTAATAGTTTCAGTTACCTCTGTTTCTTTACCATTCTTCTTAACAGTTGTTGTACTTGTTCCTTTCTCACCAACACTCTTCAAACAAACCTCTGTAATAAGATCAAATGGTCTCCTTCTTGCTGGAAGCATATTTAATTGAAACCTAGAAACCTCTGTAAAAACATCCTTCTCTGTTTTTATAAAATTTTCCATAAGATCAACTACAATAGAATCACTATGTCCTCTAAGTGGTTTAGTTACTCTAACAGTCTCATTTTTAATGGCCTCAGCAGAAATTAATCCTAATGTATATACTTGTTTCTGTCCTTTAGCAAATCTATTATTAATACTCCAGACTTTCATTTTATATACTATTGGATCATTTTCAGAACTTGTTTTAAGTGTAATCCATATATTTTCTGTGCCTTGTATAGGTAATCCACTTAAAAGACCACCACTATCAAGAATGGTCATAGTACCTGCAACAAATGGAGATGTAATACTCTCAACATAAGAAAAAGTTATTACAGTCCCAGTCATGTCAACAGCACCAGGACCAGTTGGCGTTCCAGCTGGCCATATCCTTACGTTCTCAACCTTGAAGTCTAAACTATTCTGAAATTGTTCGTTGACTTCACTCATTATCTAATACTCCTTATTCTTAAATTAGAAAATACTTCAGTACCAGTCTCTGCCATACTAATACCATTGAAGTATCCTGATGGTGTGGTTCCAGGTTGTCCACTACCTTCACCTGCCACTACGTTATTAACAATTATAGGAGTATTTCCTACCTGAACAAGAGCTTGATCAGCTGATAACTGATTAATCTTATTTGCTGTTTCATTTCCAGTAGTTGTTACATTACCACTACCTGTTCCACTATTATTATTTGTTCCAGTATTATTTCCTTTTTCTGGAAGAATTACTTGCTCTTTAATAAGATAGTCTAATTGACCTTGCCAGTTAGTCTTCCAATCATCACCAACAGCAGATTTCATTGAAGAGAAATCTGAACCTTCCCAACCAAACAATCCACCATTCTGATTACCAACAAAACCAGAAGCATCATTGATTTTATTTGTCCAATTAATTGCGTCTTCTCTTCCAATTCCTTTACTCTGTAAATATCTAAGTACTTGTTCTGGATCAACTGTTGGTTGATTATCTCTCTTGATACCCATCCATTTTGGACCCCAATATCCATCACCTTTCTTAGATCCAGTAATTGCTCTGAGTGTTGCTGTCGGACCTTCACCATGTACAACTTCATCTTCTGCTTTTAATTGTTTTCCTACTTCAGTATTTTCATTAAAGAGTCTTAAAAATTTCGGACCCCAATGTCCGTCATCAACTTTACTTCCTATCAATCCACGGAGTAATTGTGAAGTTGCTTGTTGAAATTGTGAAGGTGGTTCCTTCTCTTTTTTACCATCACCACCGCCACCCCAGAAACCTGGATATTTCTTTTGGTTCCAATATAATCCTAATCCAATAACTTTAGAATACTCCTGTTCCTTCTGAACCATATGATCAAGGAAATACTCAGGTATCTCTTTTAACTGCTGTGCATTAGAAATTATTTCACCTGGATGGACTATTGCTCCAAATCCACCTTCTCCATCTATTCCTTTCCCAGGTTGCTTATTAACTATACCACCAGTATCCATACTAGCAGCATTATCTGACAAATCTTTAGCTAACAATGCACTATCAATAGCTATTGCAGCAGCAGTACCAGGACCAGGAGCAAAAGTTGATAATAATCCAGATGTTATCTCAAGAGATCCTCCTATAAAATCACCTTTAGCAAATTTTTGCATTCCAAATAATAAACCCAATCCTGCACCAAGAAACGGAATTGCTTTTCCTCCTACTTTAGCTCCACCTTTAAGTCCTGCTTTGGCTCCTCCTTTAATTAAACCACGTTTGGCAGCTCTGCCAACACCATGTTTCATTATAGAACCAGCCTTTCCAGTCTTCCCAAGACCAGATATAGACTTACCTGCTTTTCTTCCGAATGCAGTACCTCCAATAGCATTCATCAATGCAAGGGCCGCATCACCTTTTCCACCACCTTGTCCACCACCCATAGCGAGACCCATGGCCATATTAACAAAATCACCACCACCGCCTCCACCAGAAGGAGAACCAGAACCACCCTTGAACATTTTCTGTTCTAAGAATGCTCGTGATCTAGCCATCATCACATCATCATGTTTCTCTTTTCTGAGAGACATGTGAACCATAGAATATTTGTGCTCTTTAACCTCTCTAACTAAACTATCTACACCATCAGCAATTCTTTGTAAAGTGTCAGATGGATCATTCTGACCAATAGGCCCCATAGACGTAGGGCTATATATCCCATCTTGAGATACACCATCATAATGTACTATAGTCTGAGATGGTCTTATATGAGGATCTCTTTTAGGTTGTAAACCTGCTAATCCAGATCCAGAGAAATTAGTTATTGCTCCACCTTTCTTAGATGGAAGTCCAAACATTGCAGTCTGTCCAGCAATTTGTACCGCTTCTTCAACTTCTTCAGAACTTACATCTATAACTGATACATCAACTGGAAATATGGACTTATCCTTAGTTAGACCATATGCCTTTTTCTGTTTTTTCTCTCCAGCTTGTTTAGCTGCTTTCTTTAATTTGTCCCAGGCCCAATTCTGCAAGTCTTTATAACCCTTGCTTTCTGGTAATTTACCAATACCTTGGAATCCATGTGCCATTATTTGTTCTTAGCCTGTTCTTGTTTTACTTTCTCAAGATGTTGCATCAATAAAGTGGTATAAACTTGCCTTTCCCAAGGCATCATATTTTCAATCTCACTTAAGCTATATTTATGGTATTGCATCAAAGCGAAATTGGTCTTATAGTAACCCTCCAACGATGTGTGAAAGAGGGCTATCCGAAAAAATTCTGTAACCCATTGATTACATACTCAGATTCTACACCAGTTTCAGGATTCTTAATATTAAACCTATGCTCTAACTTAGGTATAGTATCAAAGAATTTTGTAATATTCTTAAATTGATTGGTAGTCAATCCTTCTATAAATTCCTTAAATTCTTTCTTACTAGTAGTAGATGAATCATATACGTCTTCTCCATCATATATCTGATCTACACATCCAGCAATAACATCAATATATCCTTCAGGATCAAGTTGTTTCCCTATAATTGAAGATTTAACAAATTCTGGGAATGTAGGATATCTAAAAATAATACCCATATCATCAGAAAGCTCAATCTTAGGATCATGGCCTTCTGGTTTATCTATTTTAACGTCAAATAAACTGAATGTATATTTCACCTCTGTTTTATTATCATCTTTACAGGTGATAGTCATATCGACTTCTTCACCAACAGATACAGCACGAATATTCAAAAACAAATATTCTAGATCAAAAGTTGGTAATTGATCAATCTTAATTCTGCTCTGAACGCAATTTTTCAATAAATCTTTAACTGCTGATGTTATCGCAGATTCTTCTTCTGTTTCCATAGCCATTAAAAGAAGTTTTTCCTCTTTTACGACAAATGGACGGTATTTGATAGCTTTCCCATTTGAGGGTAAATCCAGTTCATAAGTCGGGAGTGCGACTTTTGGTAATGCCATAATAATCAGTTTGAGGTCATATTTATATATATCGACTTTTCAAGCAAAAAAATTGCCGAGTAATTTTTTCGACTTTTATGGAATCAAAAAGTCGAATTTGCTGGCCTACCAGCGTCCATCAAATCCAAGAGAGAATCCACCACCGAAAGCCATGTCTCTTGCATCTTCAGTCTCACCCATGTTTGAAACATCGCCTTTAACAAATCTAATGTCGTGATCCATCGTGTAATGACGCATGTATGAGAACTGAGCAGTTACTTGAACTACTTGATTAGTACCATACTGTAAAGGAACAGCGTCAATAGCATATGGATATGCTCTTTCTAAAACATATGTTATTGGTTGTCTTTGTACAGCAGACTTTGGACCTGGTTCTGCTTTAATTATGGCAATATCAGAAACATACTCATCCATGTATGATAATCTTACTTCCCTATTTTGTACTTTATCAATAGATCCACGTTCTTGATTAAACATAAGATCTTGCCACTTATTTAAGAACTTAAGTACACTCATATTAGCATCACAAAGGAATCCAAGTTGAATTTCCGTATAGACCCTAGTATGCGGATATTTTACCTGTCCAGATCCAACATACATTCCATTAATACTACTTTCTGCTGTATTAATGTTAGGTAATTGTGCTTCATTACAGTAAAATTCTATAGTTTCATCAAGGTCAAAAGATCCTACACTAGAATCTAATATCCTTACAATAAAACTATTACTAGACGCTAAACCACCGTCTTTTGATACTCTTTGTATAAAACGACTAACAGACACACTAAATATCTACTAATGATACAACTATATTTATGGCCTACTCTGGGATTTATAGGCCCATCAATCCTCAGAAGTATCGTGGTAATCCAAGAAATGTGGTCTATAGATCCTTATGGGAACGTAAGTTCATGGTTTACTGTGATAACCACTCACATATATTAGAGTGGGGAAGCGAGACGGTAATAATACCATATCATGCTCCTGATGGGAAAATACGTCGTTACTATCCTGACTTCTACATAAAAGTTAGAGAGAAGGGAGGAGGAACGGCTAAGTATATTATAGAAATTAAACCAAAGAAACAAACAAAACCTCCTAATGCGAAAAATAAAAATACTGCTTCCTATCGTAATGCTGTAAAAACCTACGCAAAGAACCGTGCTAAATGGAGATCTGCTAAGAGATTTTGTGAAGATAGGCAGATGGAATTCTTAATATTTA